TTCGCGTCTGTTGATCCGCACTCGTCACAGGGGAGATGCTGAACGAACGCGCTTTCATTCGCGGCCACGGCCCGCCGCTTTATCTAGCGCAGCGCCGATGGAAACCCACCAGCCCTTTGCGTCAAACGAGGGACATGCTTTCTTCACGCCGTCGAAATCGTGATGTCCGACTACTTTTGCGCGCCCGTAGTACTGTTGATAGAGAACAACAAGCGCATGTTCCAACGTGGTCATCTGTTCGGGAGTGAAGTTATTAGCTGGCTGTCCAACGCCATCAACACCACCGACCAAGCAGATGCCGAGAGACTGCCAGTTCTCACCTTCGACATGAGCGCCAACAGCCCAAGTGGGACGGCCAAGCTCTCGCGTACCATCACGCCGAATAACGTAGTGGTAGCCAATGTCCTTCCATCCGTTCTTCTTGATGTGGTACTCGCGAATGTCCTCAACGCCAGTAAACTGTGTTCGAGTCTCTGGATTCCACGCGGAGCAATGCACCACGAGGAAGTTCGTTGCTTTCCTGCGCTGGTACTCTGATTCTTTCAGATATGCCATTCAGCCCTCCATGAGCTTGAGTGCGTACTCCAACGAGCGTTTGTTCACAGGCTCGTTGAGCCACGCTTGAGGGATGAGCTTGTCTGCGAATTTGAAGCCCTTCGTCTGACACCACGCGGCATACGTCGTCTGCGATTGTTTGGAAATGCGCTGCCGAGAGTTTGAAAAGACGAAGCGGATGTCGAGAGCAGGGTGCTGCGCTTGAACCAGCAAGTGCTTCTGTCGGTCAGCAGTTACGAATCTGCCCTTGGTCTCGACGACGATGCCATTACAGAGGAGGAGGAAATCAGGGGTGTATCTGCGCGGTTTCTCTGGCTGGCAGAACTCGATGACAACCTGCTCATACTCGTATCGAATGCCGTCCGCTTCTAACTGCGCTCTCACCTGTTCCTCCAGACCAGACCGCACTCCATATTTCAGAAGTGCGGCCTGCTGTGAGGTCTTCTTCATCTAAGGCTTGGGCTGTCGCCGCACATACAGAGGTACACCGTTGTTCTCCAGCGTAGTATCCAGCGCCACAAACAAGCTGTAAGTATTTTGACCAGACTCCGATGGAGTATTTTGTCCAAGAACATTTACCAAAGCGATGGCCTCTGCTTCGCTCACTACAAGTGTCATTTCCATAGGAGGAGGCACAGCGGGCTTTGCCTGCACAACCGTCACGCGGGCCATTAGAACTCGTCTGCCGATCCACCCGCTGCTGGCTCTTCATCCTCGTCTGCCGCACCCTTCGCAGCAGCCGTGGCCGGAGCACTCTCTTCTTCAACCTCTTCAGCCTCGAAGCCGAAGTACTCAGCGTTGCCACCGAACTCCACCAACTCGATGACCTGCACAGCGTACAACCGGAGCGAGGCACCAGCGAGAAACATGCCCTTCGTTTCCGTAGAGACCCGATCATACGGGACCAACTCGTAGCTCACGCGGATCGTCGAACCGCCGCCGATCCTCATGGTTTTGTCTGGCACGCCCTGCGCGTTGAAAATCGCTGGCTGGCGTGTGAAGACCTCACCAGCTTTGTTCTTGCCTGTGGCGTTCATCTTGAACGAGAAGACAAGAGCGCCAGTCTCGGTGCCGTCCTTATCCGTCTCTCTGCTGATCGGGAGATCGGCAGCTTTCACCTTCTTTGCACCCTTCTCTGTACGAAGCTCTTCGACCTTAATCTTTGCTACAGCGTTGATCTGCTTTGCAAACGCGAGAGCTTCTGCGCCTTCGAGCCGCAGCTTCACAGTGTACACGCCGTTCTTGTTGAACTTCGTGTCAGGCTTACTGAGATGCGGATAGACCGCCACACCTTTTGGCGTGGTGAGCAACTTCTTTGCCACAATTGACTCCTTGGAGAAAAAGGCCCCTGCTAACGAGCAGTGGGTCTGTAGGAACGATTCTTCGGACGAGCGAGCCCTTGAGGAGGGCAACCAGCGATACAGCGGCGATCAGCGGAGTGAGAGATTACTACTTTTGGTTTTTGTGGTTCGCGCTGCTGATCGTACTTTTTGTTTCTACGGTGAGACATTACTCAGGCCAAGCGTCAGAAGTCTCGATGCCCACAACCCGAGGCCGACCGTCCCAATGCTCTATCGTCATTCCCCGGTATGGCTTCATCAACTTCATCAGGCAAACGTCTTTACCCGCCTGAACAGCAGCTTCAAGTGACTCAGCCCTCACACCTTTCACTTCAACGAGAATTTTGTCGAGCCGATACTTCACGGTGTAGCGCTTCATTCAGGTACCGCTTCCCATACGATGTAGATGCACGCTTTCCTACCACGACGAGTGAGTCGAGTAGCGCCCGTCAAAATGATCTTCTGCTGATCGAATTCCAGTTCGCGAAGACGCGGGCGGATGGTGCTGCCAGGGATGTTGAGCGCTACCTCGATCTCGTCAGCGGTCGCTCCATTCAAGCCTTGCGCGAGAATGTAGTTGTAGACGTGCTGCTGAATCGTCGGGACTACTGGCTGGATCGCGAACTTCGTCACGCTGTTCTTCATCATCCCTCCTTAGGAATCCTGCGAGTTATGAGCTTGCGTCCCAACCGTTGAGCATCGCGCTTCACCTGCACATCACGCGCAACATCAGCGATGGGATCGTTGGGAAACTCCTGCTTACCTCCCGGCAACAACGACACAAAAGCCGGGCGAGCCATGCGTGGCCCGTCGTTCATACGTCCTCCTTCAGTTTTGTCGTGATGAAGTCTTAGTACTTCGAGATGACTCCAGGTCGAGTGGTCTGACGCCCGATACGAGTAACGGTCACAGAAACGGGGATGTGACGAGTCGTATCGGACACGCGGGCCAACACGCGAAGAGCACCGGCACGATCTCCTGCTATGATCTGTTTAGGCAGACCACGTAATTTCTTACTGCCCGAATAGGTAATGCTGTACTGAAAGTACTGAAACACTTGGATGTCTCCTTTTTTTTGTTGCAGTGAGGGTCAGTCGAAACGGATGATGGCGCAGAGAGAAGAAGGAAGGAAAAGATCGCTCTCTAACTTCTGGATCAACTCATAGAGTTCTTTACGTCTCTGACAAAGCGCTGCGTAGGCATTACCGATTGCACATTGATCTTTAGCGTCGGTCGCTGTGAATCTGCACCACGCAGCTTCCAAGTCCTGCACGATCTCAAATGCTTCGAGACTGACAGCTACAACAGGAAATTTCTTGTCTGACATTTGGAACAGCCGAGTTTTTAGAGGAGGGTGCCGACAGTAATTCCGAGAGCGATACCGCCGACGAAATACACAGCATGAATGAGACGCCGCATCGACGTGGCGCGAGCAAAGATTCGCTGCGCTTCGTGAATGCAAGGGCCTACAGCGTTGTCGAGCACTCGCGTCCCCCAGGGTGTGCGAACGTAGGTCACCCCGTCATCAGTCTGGTAGGTAGTACCGTACTGTCCGCGAGCTGGATGGAAGGCAACTGCGTGAGTGTGCCGCTTCATAGAACGGTCTTCTCCTTTTGGTTTGGTAGTTCTACCGGAGCCTGAACTACAGATTGACTAGCTGATCTAAAACGAGCGCAACGTAGGCATCACCAGCGGTGTGCAGGTTGAGTGATCCGTGGTAAGCGCGCAATGCAAGTACAGTGGTTTTCTGCTGCTTCAGATAGAAGGCGAGCACTCTGACGCCTTTGCAGGCATTGAGTCGTCGCTGAAACAGTGAACCACACCCGCATTCTTCCTCAAACTCATGTTGCCAGTACTTTGGCACTACTTGCATGAGCCCAACAGCGCCACGCGGCGAGACAGCCACCGAGTCACCGGTCCAGTTCTCTACGTGAGAGACAGCAATAGAGAGGGCAACAGGGACACCAGCGCGACGAGCTTCTTGTGCGACGAGGGTGTCACGCTGATCTGAGAGCGATATCGAAACCGGCGCAATAGGAAGTGAAACCACAGTGCCATCACGCTGCGAAAATAGAAGACCAGTGACTATACCAAACCACAGGACGGCACCGAGTACCGCTCCAAGCCAAGGAAAGCGCATGAGTGATTTCACCGAGCTTCCTCCTTCATCCACGTACCGTTGTGATAGACGAGGCGTCCAGTGCATTCCTTGCAATACAGCGCTGCTCCTTCATGCGCGCCGCTCATCAACGTTTCATAGAATGTGATGCTCTTGAGGCAACAATTTTCCATTTATCCCTCCCAGGGATAGAATTAGGCAAAGAAGTAATCCGACGCGAGCACACCGTTAACATCCAGGTCACCCTTCGCTGGTGGCTCAGGACATTTCGTTGGGTCTGTGTATTGCGCTGCGAACTGTTGGTGAAGAGATGCTACTACATCCTGCATCGTGTAGAGTCGCACGAACGACTGCCGACAACACCGAGCGAGTACGCCGCAATCGGCGGGCAATGTTCCGTAGCTATCGTGGATCATAGCGAACGCTTCAACACCTTCTGCTGCTGCCTGTGAGACAGTGAGCATTAGTGCCGCTGCGTCGAGCGAATGCACAATGTTTGGACTGATCGCATTTGCCTGCTTCAAAGGATCGAGGTCGTCCGTCGCAATGTTGATGCGGGGTCGCACGATCTTCCCCGCGAGTACGGTAGTGATCTGCTGCCGCTTCCAGCGCACATACTCTTGCAGCACACGGAAGCCAGTGACAGGCACCGTCCACTCCACTTTTCTGCCAGTCTTTACGATTCCTCTCGCGCAGTTCTGCATCCACTTCATGCCCTCGGCTGCTTTCACCACAACTTCACCAAGTGCATTCCAAATCAGTTCAGCCAGCAGCGCGCACGCTGCATTCACCTGTGACTTGTCTTTCGTACCTTCGCTGACAGTGAAAAGGCTCTTCACTTCGTGCCAGTTGTCCAGGCCACGGAGATACTCACGCAACTGCATCTTGAATCCGAAACGTTTTGATCCATAGCCAAATGTCATCGTCGGACGCTTGGTGAGCTTGCGCGTGACGAGCTTCGAGCCTAGCAGCTTGGCAGCAATGGAATCAGTCGGAGCCAAGCCTTCCAGCTTGTTGAGCACTGCTTCAGCGATGTATTGGTAAATGTCTTGCGGGCGTATTTGTGGTAGCACGTTGACAGCAGCGCCACCAATTTCGTCGCGAAGCATTGCTGAGAAATGCTGGAGTCCGTTACACGAGCCGTCCATGCTAACGGGCAATGAGCAGATATACTCCTCGTTCTTATCATCGGCATGCATCAGGTTACGCCACTCACAGCAGAACGCAAAGAATTGCAACGGGTCATCAGCAGTAGACCACCACAGATCACCAAATGGATCGTCGGCTACTCTTTTGATGTCTGCTGTATGACTATAGACCCACTGCACGCGCTCATCTATCGTCATCTTCGAGAACTTGCCTTCAGGAACTTCCCCGAGACAGTTAGCTCCGTGAACAGCGAGCCACTGTGCTCCGAGATCATCAACAGGTTTGCCCTGAGCGAATGTGAGCAGCGCTTTCGCTATGTCGTTACCCTGCGGTTGCAGATAATCCGCGATGGGATAAATCCTGCCACGAAAATCGACAGAGTAAGGAAAGAAGATCGCCCCTTCCTCTATAACACCTGCTGCTGTGTCCAGTACACGTTGCACCTCTCTAGCACGCAGCTTCCTGTCGTGGTTCTGTTCCTTGATACGTCCTGCGCGCTTGGCCCAAGCCTTGCGTGTCACAGGGTTCGTGTCGATGTCGAGCGGGCGGTTGGGCTCAGGCTCCGGCCTGAATAGAGGAAGGCCAGCCACACCTCCACCGCGCTGCTCAATCTCTCTGAGCAGATCGTACACCTCGCGGTTAATCCGCCATGCAGTGTTCTGAAGAGCGTTGAGGGCTTCGTATACTAGGGGCATTTCAGCGGCTTCTATTCCACCACGGAACTCCTTGTTGTGAATGCCACGGACGAGCGGATACTTTCCTCGCAGCGCAAACCTAAATCCACCGCGCTTCCCTGGTGCCCACTGTAATGGTGGGACAATCATCGGTTGATTCTGCTGTTGTAAGATGGCGAGTTTATCGGTGCGCTGAATAAGCCATTCTGTAGTTTCCGGTGTTGACTCTAGGTATAGCGTGGTCTTCTGTTTCCCATGTGTCACTTTCTGATGCTTCACGATCTCCACCAAATCAGTGGAAGCAGTCAGCAGTTCGACAAGCTTCGCCCCTACTGCCAACCTGATACGTGGAGGCATGGTGAGGTCTGTGGTGTCGAGCAGCTTTCCTTCTTGATCCTTCGCTGTCCGCACTGCGTGGTCCATCGACCGCGCCATGTGTGCATAGCTCGACGTGCGAAAGTGCTTGAGCTTGTACTCGAACAGTCCCGGTGCATCAGCTTGTAGCTTCCTATAGCGAAGCTCATCAATGATGAGGTCGCTAATTTCGCAGCAGATCGTGGCGTACTCTCTACGCTTGGTAATGCCGTCGAGCACTACCTTGAGCGTCATGTATGAAGCTACGGGCACAGACACGCGCTCTATCCAGCGCACAATGGTTTTTCTGGCCCGCACCTTCTTCTGTTCTAACAGCCACTCAGTCAGTGCTACTTCCAGCGGCTCAATCCCAAACTGCATGAGCTTCTTTGCTACGTCTGAACGAGCGAAGTCTCCGCGTTCTCCTTCCTTATATACCTGTGCTCGAAACAGCCGCTCACCTTCAGCTAGCGCTCTGCTTTCTCGCTCGCGCTGCTTGTTGAAATCAGCTTGTGTGAGTTGTAACTGCAATTATCCCTCCCCGGTATAGAGTTGGGCAAAACATCAAAAGCCCCCCTGCTTGGGTGAGTGTCTGAAGGGCAAAGGGCTAGTTGAAGGGTGTTGTTTACTGCGGGTTCATTGGCCTGGATGCTGCTGGTGATCTCCAGGTTTAAACCTGTGGTAGAAAGAACAACAGGGTAACCTCAACTAAGTAAGCTTCCAGTTAAAGCTCCAGTTACTCCTCTAGTAGTAACCTCGGGTACCTACCGGAGCCTGAACCACAGTAAGAGTAAGCTATCCCTTGTCGGCATATAGCGTTAATCCTGTTAGAGGGGTTATTCTCCGTCAGTCCTTGTCTAGAGAGATAAACCAGTGCAAGGCTATGGCTCTAGAGTCAAGATCGTCCGTGAACAGTTAGGATTCCAGAATCAAACAGAATTTGCTCGTGCTCTCCGAGTTACTCAAGGTACAATCTCAGATTGGGAAAGAGAGACAACAAATCCTGGTCGAGCTGGTCTGCTGTTGGTCGCCAACCTGTGCGCCGACAGTGACAGAGTGTGGCATTGGCTGGAAACTGGAAGAGAGAACCCTGGGATTCGACCGAAGCGTTAACGGTTAGACGTGAGTCTGAAGCAGGTTATGACTTGCGGTTACTACGCGAGGTTAGGATTGCTGTTCGTCCAGTAGCCGTACACGCAACGTGTTTCTTCGCGCGATGGATCGTGTGTGTCGTGAATTTCCCCCTCAATAACGGCGGTTAAATGCTTCGAAACTTGCACAATGAGCCGTCCTTTAGGTAGCTCTATTGCTTTAAGATGCACCCTGCAGCCTGAAGAAATCTGCGAATTGTGCCTTTGTAGATACCAGTGCGGGCACTAGATCGTTTACGCTTCCGTCTACTTCGCCGTTCTGATTGTGCTGTATGATTTAGTGCGTTGTAGACCTGGAGGTACGGC